GGATGATTCGCTCGTCGGTATAGAACTGGCCTATCAGGGATGTCTGGATTTCGTTTACCAACTGGAAGGCGAGGCGCTTGTTGTCGTACAGCGGGGTCAGGACGACATTGCCCTGCTCCTGGCGGGCGATGATGGCCTTGCCGGACGTGGCATTGCTCTGCAGTCCCAGATTCTCCCCGGTAACACCGGAGGTCTGCCGGATGTAGGCGCTGTCGCGCTCCTCGATCTGGATGTGGGCGGTCGCCAGCTGGAGATTGTTTTCAATCTCAAGCTCTTTCCCGACGTTCTTCTCGATGACGGCATCAGGCCTTGCTGCCTCGTCACGCAACTCTTCAGGGTCATCGACCGCGCCCTTCTCCATGATGATGCGGTTGACCGCTAGCAGGAAGTCGGCCTTGGACCGTCGCTTATTGAGGCCATCCTGGGGGTCGCGCTGGCGACGGATAACACCATAGAACAGACCGCTGCGAGCGTAGCGGAAGGCAACCACCGGTACGAACGGGAACCTGTTGTGGGAGTACGGGCTGTCGCGCTGCAGCAGCAGGTCGCCACGATCCACAAAGCAGGCGAACTTCACGACCATCTGCACGGAGTCGAACGTGCTGGACAGGCCCTGTTCAACTTGCTTCACATGGGAAGCGTTATTCGGGTCATACACACGGCCGGAGTACCGGCCGCCACGCATCATCTGCAGCTTGCCGGGCTCCTTGTACCAGGCTTCCCAGATGCGTACGACCTTGCGCACGGCCTGATGCCCATCATTGGCCATGCTGGTAACGCCATAACCAATCTCGATTTCGTTGTCGTCATCGGCAGATGGCAGTGAGGAAATGTCGGTTGCCTGAGCGCGCAGCTGCTCCAGGCGATCAGGAAACATCTTTTCGGCAATATCCAGATCCAGCACGCGGGCACGGAACAGGTAACGCATGTCGCTGCAGTCAACTTCCCGGTACAGCGAGTCATGCCAGATGTTTCGCCAGTCCTCGGTGCGGATATAGAGAGGGTCATCCTCCCAGTCATTGCGGGCGCCGATTTCAAGCCAGCCCACGCCAGCCTTAACCGCCTTGGCAAAGGCCTCGGAGACGCAGAACGGCAGCTTGTTGATGTCGGAAATGAACTTGGAGAGCTTGGTCATCACCATGGCGCCGCCCTGATCTTCAGGGCCACGCGGCAGGATACGGCCATCTACCCGGGTCCGGCGCTCAGTCCCGAGAATCCAGTCGATGGCAGGGGCAATTTCGTTGATGACGACAGGGCGCTGGCCACGCGCCTCGATTATGGCGCGTTCTTCATCGGTCCACTGGATGGAGTCGTAGTAGTCCTCGTCTATGGCCATCTGGACGCGGTTGTCACGCTGACGGTCGCGCTCGGTCTGCAGCCAGCCCTTCAGCTTGGACAGCAGGTCACGGCTTTTCTCTGAGTCGAGGGCGTGCTCAACTGATTCCTCTTCGGAATCATCAAAGCCATCCAGCTCTGCCTCAAAGGGATCTGGCCGCTTCCGGGCGCGTGTTTCAATGTCAGCTGGCATCGACAATCTTCTCGCCATTCAGCTCAATCACAACCCGGTCACGCTCCAACAGCTTTTCAATAGCCACTTGCGCCTCCGGCTTGTAGTTGAACACCAGGTCATAGTTCTTCAGGATGAAGTCCATCAGATGATGGCTTTCTGTCTTTGTCAGACGACCCCGGAACAGGTGCTGGTTGTAATAAATGGCGGATGCTTCGATGTGATCTGCACTCAGGGCGAACTCGCCAAACCGGCCAAACGGCACAATGACCGTCCGCCCCGCCGTGATGTTGCGGACGATCAGGCTGTCCTCGTCGTCGATATTCCGGGCAAAGGCGACCAGGCTGGATCCGGCCATCTGCAGGGTGCGGCAGGACTGAGGGGTGAAGATGGTTTCGGTCATGGACGCCGCCCTCGCAGGCTATCAGCGTGCTCAAAAAGCAGCTGTAGCGAGAGAAACACCATTGCTGTACCAATCGTTCGCAATAAGCCGATCCCGTCTTCGATGGGTACGCCATCTATTACGATCGAGACGGATTCGCTGCGGAGAGCAAGGACGAGAAGAAGGCCTCCGAACAGAGTCGCTATCAATTCGAAGGCAATACAGATCAGGGCGGCAAGCATTCTGATTTTCATGGATCACTCCTAGGGGAGACCGCCGTCCTTGGCGGTACGGATTATTTGTCTTCGCCAGTGAGCACGACCTTTCCGGAGGCTCGGTCATACTCTGCCTTCGCTTGCTTCAGCTTATCGTTCGGCTGCTTCGGGCTCTCCAGCGACTCGATATAGGCATCGGCAATAAACAGGGCATCCGCCCCAGTAATGACATCGCTGCAAGCACCAACATCCTGACGACGGTGCAGCTTCTCTTTCAGCGCATAGCCCATCAGCGGCCAGACCTTGTTGATGGCGTTCTGGCGGGCAATCTTGCGGCCAATCTCGGCGTCGAAGTTCTCGGGGCTGGCGCATGCGCTCTCGCCAGTCACAGTAAAGCCATTGCGCAGGACGAGGACACAGAAGGTTAGCAGGGACAGCGCAGGCACTTGCTTTGCGCCATGGCTAACCGCGCCATCCGCGCCATCCTGCGCCGTGAAGTAATGCTCACTGGCGATGTTCGCCTCGATGTCGGCCGGCGTGATACGCGGAGCGGTAAGTCCCTTGTCCTGGATTTCCTGTTCAATCTGCTGGTCGTTCATATCAAAGCCCTCCGGGGCTGGTGGTTACATGGTTTTCCATGATCTTGGTGGCCGCGCCTTCGGCTTGCTGGTGACGCTTGACCGCATGTTGTCGATGACCTGGGCGAATTGCCGGAAGGCATCGGCACCGTTGGAGTGCTGGTCATGCCGGGGCTTGTCCTTCCAGCAGCCCATGCGCTCGTCCCACTGCTTGCGGTACAGCTCCAGATGGTTCAGTCCTGCATCGCAGTTGGTTTCATCGAACGTGCATTGGTTGAAAACGGATCTGACCTTGTTGATGGCGACCGTCTCCTGAAGGGAATCAACGCGAGGAACAATCTCGGTATTACGGAGCCCCAGCTCCTCAAGCATTTCTTGCGCGGACTGGTTGCGGGTGCCCAGCTGCCGCTTGTGGGAGGCGTCGTGCGGTAGGTAATGCGTCCCCCAGATGTAGCCGGTGGCCTGCATGTACTGGACGAAGTGATCGAACGGCTCGCCAGATGCCTCATAGAAGCGAATGAAGCGATGCTCCCCGGCCACCTTCTGGTGAAACCAGATGGAGGTTTCGTCGTTCTGCCCAATGTCCCAGAAGGTATTGACCGGAATCCCCTTCACATGCGGGAAGCGACCGATGCGCTTGTCCTTGCGGGCTTCGGTCATCTGCTTGGTGTAGTAGCAACCCTCGGTGGATTGCTGGAAGGCTTCCTCCGGGGTGGATGGAAACTCCTGCCACATGCGCTCGGGCTGGCTCTTGAACAGGGTGTTGCGGGTGCCGACATACCAGGCACGGCGCTCAAGCGGGATGAACTGCCCGATCTTCGACTCAATCTCAGCGAAGTAGATGTTGTCGGCATCCGTGAATCTCACGTTGGCCGGATCCATCGCGTAGGCCTCTTCCTCCCACCAAGGGAAGAAGTGAAACCGGTAATCCAGCGGGGTCAGTACCTTGCCGGCTTCGCGGTTCGCCATGGCCGTCATCACCATGTCGTGAAACTCGCCCTCACGGCCTTCTGCCGTCGACTCGACAATCACCCAGCCAGACGGAGGAACAGCCGGAAGCGAGCCGGTCATGACTTCGCGGGCCTTCTGCGGGTACTTGGCGCAGATTTTCCCAAACTCGGATATATGCAGGCGGTGAATGGTGCCGGATCGCATGGATGTCGCCACGCGAATGGAGCTATTGTTGTGTTCGAACAGCAACTCGGACGCAGAGTCCTTCTTCAGAGGCATGACCGCCAGCAGCTCAGGCGGGAGGTTCTCGTAGGCGAACTTGATCTTGTCGCGGAAGATGGCGCCAGCTGCCTCCAGATCCTGGGCGATGATGCCGCAGCGGACGTTCTCATTGAAAAGAGCGAAGTCCAGATACAGGATGCAGATCAGGGTCGTGAACCCAAGCTGACGGGCCTTCAGGATGATATTGCGATGCCACAGGCTTTCAATCAGGCGGCGCTGCGCCCGGTTTGGCTTGAAGGGCTGCACCAGGTCGGTCTGGCCGTCCTCGCCCTTCACCATGATCTTGTACAGCGCCCCGGATGTCAGACGCCACACAGGGTCAGACAGCAGGACTTGCAGCTGCTCGGCATCCGTGACCGCCGCCATCACTCGCCCTCTGGCTTGGCGATGGGGGTGATGCTGGTGCCGGCCACGGACTTCAGGAGACTGGCCAGCATGCTCTCGGGCGGGATGTCGTGCTCGACCTTCTGTTTGTCGAGGCCAAGCAACCGGGCCTTGCCCATGGTCGCAGCAGTGGCGGCACTGGCCTGAACCGTCTCTGCCGTCAGAGCGGCTGTCCGGTTCTCTTCCAGCTCCCTGAGAAGGTCCGCCACGGTCAGTTTGTGGGCGTCGGCGATGGCTTCGCGCAGCTCTTTGATCCTTACCGCCACCTTACCGTTCGACAGAAGCTCGCTCGCCTTCACCCAGATAGTCTGATCAGCCATGTTCCCGGCGTCGTAAGCAGTCCGGTATGCGTCGGAGGCATTGCCGCCGTTCTCTACATAGGCATAGCAGAAAGCCTCTTGCTTGATGGTCAGCCCGTTTGCCTGGACATCATCCGTCTTGGGCTTCTTCGTTGGCGTGCTCTTTGGCTTGGCAGATTTCTTGGTGGCGGTATTGGATGGCAACGCCTTCTTCGTCGTCGTCATGGGTGAAGCTCTACTCGGGATGTAGGCTCATCATGGCGATTGGCTTTTGTCAGACGAGCCTACCAGCGGCGGAACTTGCCTTTGCAGCGCCTCCTGGCGGGGCCGGGATTCCCCTTGTCAAAACGGAAAGTCTGTCAAGAGGCATGCCCCGCAAGGCATTCCAGAGCGAATTGCACCGTGTACGGCGCGGCTCGGTAGCTCTCGCTGGACTCGTCGCTCAGATAGTACCGCATCACTCGGTCGCTGATGCCGAGCAGCTGCGAGGCGCGCCGCTGTGTCAGCTCTGCCTGATCCAGCAACCCGCGCAGGTAGCGCGGGTCTGGGTTGTGATTAGAGGCGTCAGGCCTCATCGCCGACCTGATCCAGGGTCTCCAGTCCGGCGCTGATCCAGCCTGAAACCATGTCATGCGCTTCCTCGACCATATCCTGATCTTCGTCAGTAGCGCCCAGGTAGCCGAGGGCTTCGCCGTCCTCCAGCGCGTCAAGGATGGCGCGCAGCGGCTTCTTGACCTCCTCCAAATTGGATGCGATGGCTTCGATGAATTGGCGTGCTGCGTTCATGGCGTATCTCCCGATTTCGCCTCGCCGTTGTGGCTGGCATGGGTGCAACTATAGGAACGATGTTCCTTCTTGGCAATAGGAACAAAGCGCCGCTCGTCGGATAGCCGCAAGATTTCCCGTAAGCAAACCCGATTTGTAGAGCCCTGCTAAAAGAGTCAATCAACAACAACCTTTCCCGAATACCCCTCGAATCCAAGTGCAATATGCACCCTCATGGCAGATACGATACTGCCCTTCAATATAATCACGCCCCCTTCCCAGGCTCCATGTGAACCGGTGCATCAACCGCTGAACTCCAGACCACCGATGCAGCAGCCATGACAACGGCCAGCACCCCAGCGATAACCCACCTTCTGACCTCCTTCAGGCCCGGCATGTTGGTTTCAATCTCCCGCATGCGCTCGTCATGCGCATTGATCCGGCCATTGGCTTCGGCCAGCTCGGCGAATATCCGGCTGACCGTCTCCCGGTGATCGGAGTGACGAGCCTCTGCCAGGCGGGAGGTTTCGGCGATCATGGCAATGGATCGGCTGATTTCGCCCAGGGTGTTCTCGATGCCTTCGCCCCATCGCTCTTGGCGCTTGTAGGCGTCCTCCAGCAGGGCGAGCCTGGTGTCTGTTGACATCGCCATGACCTCTCCTTAAAAGCGAGCCCGCAGGCCGATGGCTGGAACCAGCTCATCGTCGAAACGGATAGCGCCACCGCCCATGCCTACCGGGATGCCCAGGATGGTCGTTTCCCGCATGTAGATCACGGAGTAGCGGTCCTTGCCGCCATAGATGGCGTCGATGGAATGCCGATAGTCGCGACGGCTCTCCTCGATCGGGATGTTGATGGCGGTCAGCACGGTGCCATCCGGTGAACTGGCGATGACATCCCGGCCGTCCTTGTTGCGCACAATGGACAGGTCCACGGTGACCGGAGGGCATGTCAGTGTGTCCGGCACCCGGCATTGGCCGTCCGGATCCGGATTGAAGGGTTGCGGGTCGCGCTTGAGGGGGGCGGGCTTCACGGTGACGCTGATGCGCCGCTCTTCCTTCGATCCCTTGGGGATGATGTGAGGCGCCGGAGGCATGACCTTCTCCGGGACCGGCACCTTGGCTGCCTTGACCGAACCGTCAGCCAGCCGCTCCTGCTGCGAGAAGGCTTCACGCGCAACACTGACCGTCGGCTTTGTCCATTGGTGATGGATCAGCGCCCCGAGAGCCATGAATGCCAGGGCGAACACCACGAATGAGGCGGCCATGATCCGGTTACTCATGCCTGACGACCGTCATTGTTGGGTCGGAACCAGGCATCATACTTCGGCCGGCGCACCACCATGACGTTGTGGACGTATTCCCGGTTGATAGCAAAGAAGCTCTTGCCATATCCGGAGACAGCGATCTTGGCCTTGTACGATGTTCGCTCGACATGGCCTGACCAGCGAGACGGGTCACACCCGGGCGTGGCGCGGCACAATCGCCGGTCCTGATTCAGGCCACCCAGGCCGCCATTGTACGCTGACAGCGCCATGGATAGCCGGCCCCACTCGTTGTAGGCGCCCTTGATAGCGGTGTAGTTGTCTTTCAGCTTGAGCACCAAGGCTCTGGCCTGCATCTGCGGATCGAACCGGTTCTCCCATCGCCAGCTCTTGAGACTGGCGTGGCGGGCGGTCACCTCAGCAAATGCATTGAAGCGGCTCGTGACCGTGAGTTGGCCGAGGCCGAATCCATATTCCCGGGATGTCCGCAGGGTGGCATGAGGGCTCCAGCAGTCCGGATGGCGCAGGCTTCGACAGGTTTCCTGCTCTACCTGGCTGGCCAGTGCAGAAGGGATTGGGGCATCTGGCCAATATCGCTGCTGCTCCTGAATGAGAATGGGCAGATGGATCTTGGCATTGGCCGGAATTTCACCTGCGGCTACAGGGCGAATCCCGAGAATGACCGCGGCCAATACCAGACATATACCAAGAAAAACGAGGCCGCTGCCCACAGGGGTTGCGGAAGCATCTTTGGCAGTGCGCCTCATCCCGATACCCGGGAAAAGCAGGCGGCGAACAACATGAGCGATGGCCACTCCACCCAGCAGCATTGCGGTATAGACCCCGAACACCTCGATGCCGGGCTCAAGCGTTGCGCCAGCAACGTACGGGCTCATGAACAGGACGACGAGTGCAGCCAGCAAAATGCCGCAGACTCTCCAGGCATCAGACCACAGATCAGGAAGCACGTTCTTGCGCATGTCGGTTCACTCTTGCTGGTGGATTGCATCAGTGAACCAATCATTCCGTCTGCCGATTTGTCAGACTAGCAGCTCTCGCTGCTCGCCACCTGCGGATGATGAAAGTGTCCCTCCATGCAGTGCCGGACCTCATGCGTTACGCATCGCGGATACAGACTGGCCTTGAGTTTGATGATGCAGTCGCTATCGCGCCAGAAGGCCTCCCCGCCAACGTCTCTTGGCAATTCGGAATCAGGCACCAGATGAAAGCTGATTGTGGACTGCAGCCGCTCGGGCGCCGGCAACGGCGCGTCGAAGATGGACGCGCAGCCTGTCAGCAGCAGCATCAGTCCGAGGTATCGCACAGCTTCAACCCAGCATCAGCAATCACCTGCAACCCGTCCGCGTCCTCGGCATAGACGGAGCACAGCGGCTTGACCGCCTCGGCAATTTCCTGTGGGACGTTCCCACTGGCGACATAGTGCGTAGCAGGCTCGCTGCCTGTTGCCGACAGCCCTGTCGTGAAGCCCGGCATGATGGCTCGGGCTTCTTCGACTTTGCTGGCCGGGACGATCATCGTTGCGTGAATATCCATCAGTACACGCCTCCCATATTCCTGTTGATGATGCGCTCCACTATGTCGATCTGTGC